TAGTTGTAGTGTGCTATCAATTTGTAGTGTTGTAGAGCTAGAACCTAACTGTAAAATACCTGTACCAAGTGTTTTGATACGAATGTTTTGGTCTTCGTCGGCTGTGAAAGCAATAGTACCAGAATCGTCTTGTAGAACTTTAGAACCGTTAACGTACAAAGAACCTGGACCAACGTAAATATCTTTCCACTGCTTAGTTGGGCTACCTAAGTCATACGTAATGTCTGCGCTAGGAATGATGCTACCAGTGATGTCAACGTTGCCAGTTAATGTTAAACCAGCAAATGTTGGGCTAGCACTTGATGAAATGCTTTGACTTGTGCTGATAACACCAGTACTGCTATTGTAGCTGATACCTGTGCCTGCGCTGATAGCACCACGTGCTAATGTATTGCTAAAGTACTTGTTCGTAGTACCTTGACTAATGTCATCTGTGTCTAAAACTGCATCACCAGTTTTAGTGTTAACGCTAGTAACACCACCAATTTGAACTACGCTTGGTGTGCCATCATCTTTCTTAATGTAAATTAAGCCGTCATATGTGTTAATAGCAATTTCGCCTAGGGCAAGCTGGCTAGTTGTTGGAACTTTACCAGGTGTTGCGCTACGCTTTAAAATAATTGTATTGGCCATTTGAGTATATACTCCCTTTCGGAATCGGGTAAGTTTCTCGAGATTACCCTTTCAAGCTTATTTACCTGGATCAATAAGAAACGGGCTGTTATGCCCGTTTTACTTTAGATGTAATAATGTTGTAATACTTAGAATTCGCCGCCATCTAAGTCAATTTCATACTCAGTTATAGAGTCAACTTGTCCAGATTCGTCAAGTTGAATTTGTAAAGTCTTATTTGCCGCTCCAAAAGTACCAAATTGTGCTACTGGTCCTACATGACTTTCCTTTGCAAACACAATGCTAGTCACGCCCGGCACAATAATGCCTGTTGTAATCAATACCCAATTAGTTTGAGAATGGGTATTACCTTCTTCAACGTAAATTCTATTACCGGGACTCAGTTCAAATGCTGAATCAGCATCTTCTGCTCTAGATAATTGGCTTGTTGCACTTGACCAAACGTAAATTCCGTTTTGAGAAGCTACTGACTGACCGGAAACTAGTACTCTATCTTTGTCGGAGAGAGTGACACCGTCGACAACTTGTACGGTACCTGATAAGTTTATATTAGAACGAACTGCAACTCTGACGCTATCTTTATAGTCAGAGACAGCACTTACAAAGTTTTTTCCACGGAAAATTGGCATTTTTAGGCAACCTGGTGCTTCTTAGCGATATGTTATTTAGTGAAAAAGGGTACAGTTTTCACTGTACCCTTTTTGTTACCAATCAGTTAAGATTAGTATGTACCACCGTCGATCTGGCTTTGTTCGTTTAGAACACCACCAGCTGTTAAGCTAGATGTTGCGCTTACGCGAACGAAGATGTAATCGTTGGCTTCAGGTGCTTGGTCAAACACGATACTTGTCTCACCATTGCTTGTTGACAATGTGTAAGAATATGTAGGAGCTTGTACCAAACCGTTAATGAACACTTGAGTGTTATCAATGCTGGATACTTCAACTTGAGTGTTGAAACTTGTTGTTGTACCGTCGCCTGTGAAGTTTAGTGTTGTAGCTGTAACAGCAACGTTCTGTGGAACGAAGTTGCCTGCTACACTAGACCAAACTAGTGTGTAACCGTCGGTTAGAGCGTTGCCGCCTAAATCAACGTCAGATAAGTCAAATACACTAGCTGCCGCAATGCGAGCATCTGCACGAGCGTCTGTGTAGTACAAGTTTGTGCTACCTTCTGCAATTGCATCTGTGTCTGGTGTTACAAATGTAAACTCACCTGTTGCATAGCTTAGAATGTTAGTGTTATCACTTGTTAAAGTAATAGCGGCTTGAGCACGAACATCAGTGAAGTATAAGTTTGCACTACCTTCGCTAATATCGTCTGTATCTAAAACTACGTCATGAGTTTGTGTGTTAACAGACCAAACTGCGGCTTGTGTACTGATTGTACCACTTGTTGGATCATAATCAATATTTGAACCGTTGTTTACGCTATTACGAGCACGAGCTGTTGTGAAGTATAGGTTAGTTGAACCTTCAGCAACATCATCTGTTGTTGAGCTAGATAAGCTAAATGTGAATACACCAGTTGTATTATCATAAGCCAATACACTTTGGTTGTCGCTTGTTAAGCTTACGCTTTGACGAGCACGGCCTTGTGTAAAGTATAGGTTAGTTGAACCTTCTGTTACGTCATCTGTGTCAGGAGCAGTTACGCTGATAACACCAGTCGCAGAGTCATAGCTAACGTTAGACCAGTTGCTTGAAGCACTGATTGCATTGCGAGCTCTTGCATCTGTAAAGTACAAGTTTGTAGAACCTTCAGCAACATCATCTGTGTCCATTGCGGCTAAGTTGAATGTAAATGCACCAGTTGTTGCATCATAATCCCAAATAGAAGCATTGGATGTTGTCTTGCTTAAAGCTGTACGAGCTCTTGTATTTGTGAAATACAAGTTAGTTGTACCTTCGCTAATAGCATCAGTATCAATAGAATCGCTACCGCCTAAGCTGATAGTTGTTCCGTTGATTGTAATGTCGCTATTAGTTAAACTGCTGTTAGGAACATTGGCTAAGCTGAATACACCAGTTGTAATGTCATAATCGACACCAGTTGCTGTTGTTGCGCTAACGATTGTACGTAGTTCGCTGATCAATGGACTTTGATAAGTGAACTCACCAGTTGTAGAATCATAGCTGAAATCATCACCTAAACCATATGCATTTCCTGTGTTAGTGTGGTTAGCACTAAAGTGAGCACGAGTGTCAGCGGCGCTTGGGCCAGTGTAACTGAATACGCCAGTTGTACTGTCGTATGTAAAGTTGCCATCACCACTTACTTTTTGTGCGCTAACGGCTGTGCGATAGTCAGCATCATCTGGGCCAGTGTAACTGAATACACCAGTTGTGCCATTGTAACTGAAGTTGCCATCGCCACTTACCTTAGTTGCACTTACATTGTTACGTACATCAGCCGCAGTAACCTTGGCGTATGTAAATATACCTGTTGTACTGTCGTAGCTTAGACCACCAAAACCAACACCACTTGATGTAGCACTTAGTTCACTACGAACACGACCAGTTGTGTAGTACAAGTTTGTAGAACCTTCAGCAACATCATCTGTTGTGTGATTGCTTAGATCACTAACTTGACCTGTTACATTACCAGTTAGGTTACCAGTTACATCACCTGTAACATTACCTGTAACATTACCTGTAACATCACCTGTTAAGTCGCCACTGAAGCCTGTATTAGCGGTAATTGTTGTACCAGTAACTGCCGCAGGAGTTGCACCACCAATAACTGTACCATCAATGTTTCCACCGTTGATATCAACTGTTGTGAATGAACTTGTACCTGTACTTGTTACATCACCAGTTAGGTTACCTGTAACATTACCTGTTAAGTCGCCTGTAACATTACCAGTTACATCACCAGTTAAATCACCAGTGAATGTAGGAGCTGTTAGATCTTCTGTTAGTGTTAAGCCACCAGTGATACTAACGTCCTTGTTAAAGTTCCAGCTATCTGTACCACTTGCATAAGTGATTTCAGCACCAGCGCCATCAACTGTGATACCAGCACCATTAGCTTGAGCGGCGTTTGCACTACCTTTGGCCAATGTTAAGTTCAAGTCGGCGATTTCAACTGTGTTAGATTGGATAGATGTTAATGTACCCAATACTGTTAAGTCACCGCTAACTGTTACATCGTTGAATGTAACGTTATCAGTTGTAGCAACTGGTTGACCAATTGCAATAACACCAGTAGAAGCTGTGTATGTAACACCAGTACCACCAGACAATGTATCACGAGCGCGAGCTTGTGTAAAGTACATTGTACCGCTTGTTACTGTTGCATTTGGATCTTCAGCTAAATCGCTTGTATCCTTAGCGGCAAATGCGTCATCGAATCGAGACTGTGTGTAGTATAGGTTTGAGCCTTCTGCTACATCGTCTGTTGTCTTGCCAGCCAATGCTGTGTCAAAACGTGTTTGTGTCCAATACTTGTTTGTAGCACCTTCGCCAATATCGTCAGTATCTAATGTATAGCTACCACCTAATGCGATTGCGTGACTGTTAACAGTAATTTCACTGTTTGTCAAACTTGTATTAGGGATTTGATTTAAGCTGAATGTACCAGTAGCAGTTGTATATTCAATACCGCTTGCTGTATAAGCACTTAGTTCACCACGAACATCAGCACTTGTAACTTTAGCGTATGTGAATGCACCAGTAGCAGAGTCATATGTTAATCCGCCGAAACCTGTACCGCTTGTTGTAGCACTTAGGTTACCTCGAACATCACTAGCTGTAACTTTAGCGTATGTGAATACACCAGTACCGCTGTCGTATGTTAAGCCACCAAAACCTGTACCACTTGTTGTAGCACTGAAGTGAGCGCGAGTTTCGCTAGCACTTGGACCTGTGTATGTGAATACACCTGTTGTGCTGTCATACTGTAGGTCACCGTCGCCACTATCTTTATAAGCACTTACTGCACCGCGGTAGTCTGCGTTTGTTGGACCATCATATGTGAATACACCAGTTGAACTGTTATACTGTAAGTCACCATCACCGCTAGCGGCGTTTGCGCTAACTGCTTGACGATAGTCAGCATCATCAGGACCTGTATAGCTGAATACACCAGTTGTGTTGTCGTAACTAAAATCACCATCACCACTTACCTTAGTTGCACTAACTGCGGCACGAGCACGAGTGTTAGTGAAGTATAAGTTTGTTGCACCTTCTGTTACATCATCTGTATCAGGAGTTGTTAAAGTGATTTCACCACTTGTGCTGTTGTAGCTTAATAAGTTCCAGCTAGCTGTTACAGAAATACTATCACGAGCACGAGCTGTTGTAAAGTACAAGTTTGTTGTGCCTTCTGCTACGTCATCAGTAGTTTGGCTACCTAAGCTGAATGTAAACACACCAGACGTTGGATCATAAGAAAGAACATCTTGATTATCGCTTGTTAAGCTAACCGCGTTACGAGCGCGGCTGTTTAAGAAGTACTGGTTTGTTATACCTTCTGTAACATCATCTGTACTTGGGGCAGTTACACTGATAACACCACTTGTGCTGTCATAATCAATGTTGCTCCAGTTAGAAGACATGCTAATTGCGTTACGAGCACGGCTGTCTAAGTAGTACTGATTTGTTGAACCTTCAGCAATAGAATCTGTATCTGGAGTAACCCAAGTAAATGTACCTGTTCCACTTGCATAAGATAAGATGTTGCTGTCATCAGTTGTTAAGCTGATTGCGCCTGCGGCACGTGCGTTTGTGAAATATAGGTTAGTTGAACCTTCGTTGATATCATCTGTATCTAATACAACATCGTGTGTTTGGCTGTTAACAGACCAAACCGCAGCCTGTGTACTGATAGTACCAGTACTTGCATCATAATCAATGTTTGCGCCATTGTTTACGCTGTTACGAGCACGAGCTGTTGTAAAATATAAGTTTGTGTTACCTTCAACAATTTTGTCAGTATTTGGTGTTGTCCAAGTAAAGGCACCTGTTGTTGAGCTATAACCTAAAATCTGGCTATCGTCAGATGTTAAGCTAATTGCGTTACGTACACGTGAGTCTGTGTAGTAAAGATTAGTTGTACCTTCTAAGATACCATCGCTTAGTGGGTGGTTGTATGATAATACACCAGTTGATTGGTCATAATCTAAAACAGAAGTGTTGTCACTTTGTAAAGACCAAGCACCACGAACGCGAGCATCTGTGTAATACAAGTTCAATGAACCTTCAGGTACATCATCTGTACTGTAGATCATCTGTGCGTTGATTTGACTATCAACATAACTCTTTGTTGCGGCGTGCATCAAGCTTGATGGATCAGCGTGTAGAGTTAAGAATCCTGTCATTGTGTCGCCAGCTAAGGCAACTTTTGTTCCGATAGAGTTAGCAACTGTGGTTGCAAAACTTTCGTCATTGTTAATCGCACTTGCTAATTCAGATAGTGTATCTAAAACAGCAGGAGCGGCATTGATCAAATCACTAACAGCACCAGTAACGAAACTAGTAGAAGCGATTTGAGTAGTATTAGTACCGGCAGCCGCTGTTGGCGACGTTGGGGTACCGCGCAAGTCGATATCATTGATGATCGAACTTGACCGTGCTTTAATTAAAGGCATTTTATTTTTTCCCTTGTTTAGACTTCTAGTGAAGCCTGTGTTGACATTTTAAGTATGGTGTCAGACCAACATGAGAATAATCAAATAACTAGTAGCCAGAAGTTTTTCGTTATGTCAACGCTTCCGTTACTAGCTGTGACAGTAATTTGATATCGACTAGGAGTGCTGTTATTAGGAGCAGTTCCTACAATATGTCCATTACTGATGGATAACCATCCAATTGCAGATTCACCTGCATAAGCAGGATCAATTGTAATACTTGTAGCATTATTTACTCCAAGTGTAAAATTAATAGTGTCTCCGGCTGAAAAAGTCCCAATATAGGAATTTGAATTTGTCCAGTAAGGCTTAGACATGCCATAGTTTATTAACTTCGGAAATAAAAATTCATTTCCGCTGGTATCTACCAGTGTCAAGTCTTGTGGAGTATTCCATAAGGAACCACTGACTCGACTTGTCTCTACCATGAGTTGCATAGTAGAAACAGTTGGATAATCAATACGTGTGATTTCTTGATTACCAATTCTAGCACCAGTACCATATGTAATGTCTGTTGCTACAATAGAAATTGTTGTATACTGACCAATAGTGCTATAGCTAACGCCAGTAACCCTAGGTCTTGCTCTGTCGGTTGAAGTAGTACTCTTTAAGATTTTAACTTGGATACGTGCGCCATTTTCTGGTGCTTCATCAAAGTTAACAATATGACCGTCAACTAATGTATAGCTGTAAAACGGTTCTTGTTGAATACCATCAACACTGACAACTAAGTTTTGTACGCTTCCAACACTTGTAATGATATCAAAATCAAATGTTGTGCCGGTGCCTGAAAATAATCTTGTTATAACAGTTAATGCTTGTGTCTGTGTTCTAAATTGGCCCAAGTTAGCATCATAAGAAATAACTTGGCCGTCTGTTGGTGTAGCACTTTGTACATCAATTAACTTGTCTAAGGTAATGTTGTTAAGTTCATTATCAACATATTCTTTTGACGTAAGTGTTTGCCACGCTGTACCATCAAAATATTCTGTGGTAGTGTCGTTGGTAGCAAAGCGAATATAACCGGCGGCGCTAATAGATGGGCGGTCTGACGAGCCACCAGCAGGAAGTTTTAAGGCTCCTGTGCCTTCAATTTTAAGGACACCAGATTCTGGTGTTAATGATTCCTGCGAGTGATTCGTATTAATTGACATTAAGATTTTCCTGCAATCTTCTCTTGACTACGTCCGTATGCGGCTAAGCCTAGAACAGCACCCATTGCGATGTGATATAAACCAGCACCTTGTAATGTTAGCGGGCTCCATTGACTTGTAACTTGTCCGCCTTGCAAAGCTTGTAGCACTGACCATAATACTGGGAATAATACAAAGTCTGTTGTACATGTTACCATGTAGATGAACGCCATCATTGGGCGCCATTTGGAGTTAATAAAGTTTCCAAACTTATCGTCTGTTTCTAGTGTGTTTGTAGCACCTTGAACTGCTACTTGTGCGGCCGCTTCAGCTACTGCTTTTGTCTTTGCGGCTTCATCTGCACTTGACCAGCCACCGCTGGCTACTTTTGCTTCAATACTAGCCTGAGCACCTGGGCTCATTGGACCTACTTTGTCGGCTTGTAAGAATTCGTCTAATTTTGGCATATCGGGCCTCCTTACGGTTATTTACCAGAGGCTTAGTTTTTTGGTCCTGCTTCTTTGTTAAAGAATATCTTTTGTGCTTGGTGTGCAACTTCAGCAAATACATCTGTGCCGTTTACTGCTTTACCCCATTTTTGTTTTGGGCATTCTGTGTCAGCTATCATAACTTTAAAGTTAACTAAACAGCCACATTCAGTACATTGCCTAGTACTACGACGATAGTATTCGCAACCTTGACAGATTTTTGCTCTGTCTAATCTAACTTTCATATCTGTAAACATACTATACTTACCCAATAGAAAAGGGCTCCTAAGAGCCCTTTTATAGTTTCTACTAACCTTTTTAGGGATTAGATGAAGCTTAGGTTACCAGCATCGATAGCGATTGTGTTAACGTAGTCGGCAGCGTTACCTAAAGAAGATGCGCTGTTGCTTAGTTCAACATAACCGTAACGTGTCATAAAGCTGACAGTTGGTTCGAATGTAGCTGGGTCAAGAATAACACCAGAAGACATCAATGGGATGTATGGGCAATAGAATGCTGGAGCATCCATTTCGTTAGCACCTTTGTAACCGATTAGGATCGGAGCGGCATCGCCAGCGTAGTGGTTAACGTATACACGAACTGAACTGTTCAATGTACCAACGAACTTAGTGTTTGTTGGAGCTTCGAATGTACCTTCTGTTGTACGAGCGAAAGCAGATGTTGTAGCAGATTGTAGAATTGTCAATGCTGTTGGAGAAACTACAATGTAGTTACCAGCACCACGACGTGTACGGCTAGCGATGTCGTTAGCGGCACGGTTTACTAATACTGCAAGAGCGGCGTGTTGGTCACCAACGAAGTTAGCTGTACCAGATACAGCGGCTTGGTCGTATGTACCATATGCGCTACCAGCTAAGTTGATCAAGGAACCAATGATTTCTTGGTCGATTTCAGCTGTAATTTCTTGTGCTAGAGCGGCCATGATTTCAGCTTCAACGTCAACACCGTGGATGGCTTGTGCGTCTTGAGCGGCTTCAAATGTCCAACGAGCACTTAACTTACGGCTCTTAGCTTCAACAGTCTCTTTCAAGATCTGGATGTTCATCTTCTTACCACCAACACCTTCAAGTGCGCTTGTGGCAGCGGCTGTACCAGCGGCAGCACCAGAATATTGTTGAGCAATCTTGAATGGGCTTAAGGCTTCATCGTTAGCACTTACTGCACCACCGATAACATCACCAGATGCACCACCTGTTTTTTCAGCCATAGCTTCTGCATAACGAACACGTAAAGTGTGGATCTGAGAAACTGGACCTTGCATAGGTTGAACACCAACTAATTCGTTAGCGATTGTTGTTGGCATAACGCGACGAATAACTGGTAGAATAACCTTGTTTAGAACAGCAACGTTACCAGATGCTGTAGCACCAGTAGTTGCAGTTTCTGTCAAGTACTTCTTTGTGTTCTCTAGAACAACTTCCATTGTAGTCTTACGTTGACCTTGTAGGCCTTCTACTAAAGCTTCTTTAGTAGCAGACCAGTTTTTAGCTTCAAATAGAGCTTGTGACATAATAGTCTCCTAAATTAAATCTTAATACCAGCGAGTTTACGTAGCTGTTGAATAGTTTCATCAGCTTCGGCTGGGGCGGCAACAATCTCAACTTGAGCCTTGTTACCTGTAATCACAGTCTTCTGCGATTGTTGTCCTTCAACTAATTGTTTCTTCTCTCGACGAACTTCTTCGTTTAGGACTGATGGCAAGAATTTCTGGAATTGATCTTTTAGCTTAGATGTATCTGTGCTTTCAAGTAACTCTTCCATGATGCCACGCTTGTCTTTAGACAATGGGGCACACAAATCTTGCATTACGCGAACTCGCTGTGCTTGATCTTCCGCAATGCGCTGACGACGAAGCGACTCGCTAATAACTGCCTCTTTTTGTTCGATAACCGCTTGAGCCTCTTTTAACTGGCCTTGGATTTCGACGATGGATCTGTTTAGCTGGCTAACGGCTGTACCGTCTGCAAACTTAGATGCCATAAATTCTGCGGCAAAAGCTTCCATGATCTTACGACCAAAATTGTTTTCCTTTGCTTCGCGAATATCTGTTTTAAGCTGAGTGATTTCTTTCTTGAAAGTTTCAGCAACAATGGCGTTAACCTTTTCGCTGGCTTTCTTAACAAAAGCACTCTTAGCTTCTTCAATTGCTTTACGACCTTCGCCAACTAGTTTAACGCGAGCGTTTACTAGTGACTTATGATCTTCGTGCAATTCATTTAGTTCACCTGTTAGTTTACGTAATGCAAACTCTTCAAGTTGAGCAATAGCGGCCTTAGAAGCGGCACGGTCACTACGTAGTTCAGCAACTTCTCTTGCAAGAGTTTCTGTAACTAATCTTTGTAGTAAAGCTGTGTCTTCTTTGATTTTAGCGGCATACTTTGTACGCTGAGCTACTGCTTCTTCACGCAATGTTTTTAAATCTTGTGCACCGGCTGCAATTGTATCTTGCATTAGCTTATCCATTGCTTCAATAAGCTGACCTTTATCGTGCTCGTAACGTGAAGCAAATTCTTCACGTAGTTCTGCTGTGACTTCCTCACGGCTTTCAGACAAGTGTTTTTCCCAAGCGGCGTTGATATTCTCACGCACCTCTTCGGATAAAACAGCACCGCCTAACATTTCTGTAAATTGACTCATTGTTTTTTCCTCAGACTTTCTTTAGATTCGAAATGAATCTAGACACCTCAGATTCAAGGTGCTTTTGTGCGGACCTATCGTAGGTCGCCGCATAGGCCACATCCATTAGAGCGGCACGTCTACGACTGCCCATTACTCTTTCGTAAATTGGTGTTGGATAGGCTTCTGGAGCACTTGGTTGTGCTACAACGTCAACAGTAACAATTTCAAAATCCGACACGCTACCTGATTCAGTAACATTGCCGGATCCACGACTGCTAACACCTAATTTAACACCACTTTCAAGTAATGTTTTGATAATGTTTCCCATTGGCGTAGGAATAAGTTTTAACTTACCATAGCCATTTGGACCATCCATCCACATCTCAGTAACCATGTGACTTACTCGGTCAATGTTTACTTGTAGATCATCTGGGTGGTCTGCTTCCCCTAGAACGGAGAAGCCACTATCTAATCGTTTACGAATGCTCTCTACAGCATTTGCGATTTCGTTTACAGGGTATACACGTTGATTGTGATTACGTACACCTCCCTGGATGAAAACGCCCTTCATGTAGAGATCCTTACCGCCACTGGCTGTGTCTTTAGTTTCAAGAACCATTTGTGCTTGATCAAAACTTAAATTTTCACGTAGTGGCTGTAGGTTCATCATGGCTTAACCTCGAGGTAATACGTTTGAGCTAGAGCCGCCTTCACGACCAGGTGCTGTACCTGGCTTAGCAACTTTACTTACTGCTGGCTTTGTTGTGCCACCCATGTCTTGCGACTTAGGAGCCTTAGCTGGTGTTGTACCACTAGCTGTGCCTTCACCGCTTGTGCTACCACCGAACTGTGTTGATGGACGGGCCATCATTGGGTTACGTTTAGCAACTGGGCTTGTTGTGTTTGTAGCACCTGTAACGCTGTTTGCGCCAGAACCAGCACCTGCTGGGCTACCTTCAGTATTTGCATCTAAAGAAACTTTTTGTAGTTCTAAAGCTTCGCCAATACTTTCTTCTGTTTCTTCTGGTGGCATTTCGTCCATTTCTGGAGCACCCATTTCACCTTCTTCTTCGCCTGGGGCTTCGACTTCGCCGCCGCCAACCATTTCTTCGAATTCTGCTTTTAGTTTTGCTAGAGCAGATTCAACGTCCATTAAAGAATCGGCAACATCTGCGGCATCTGCATCAACTGGAGCGGCTTCTTCACCACCCATTTCAGCATCTAAATCGCCTGTAGCTTCTTCTTCGTCACCCATTTCTGGGGCAAATTCGTCGTCACCTTCTTCTGTTAAATCAGACTCAACTTCTTCAACAGCGTTAGCGGCTTGTTCAGCTTCGTCTTCGAAGGCGATATCGTCAGCCATAATGTCTTCATAGACTTGACGGCCAACGCTAACATAGTAATCATGTAACAAAGCGGCAGCTTTGCCTTCTTCTTTATTTAGAAGATGGTCCAACGCTTGTTCTAGTACTGTTTTCGTCATTTATATTTCTCCTTGCGCTAAGGGGTACACGTATTAACGTGCTTTACCAATAACTACTTACAGAAGGCGTAGTCAAAAGGAGGAGAAATGGCAGAAAAAACGGAGTTTTTCTTTAGATTACAAAGAAGATAAGTTAGGCCGCTGGGGGTCTAGCGTACATCTGTTTGACAAGTTTTAATCGCTGTTTGGATTCGTAGTCGCGTAAATCTTTAAGCTTTCTTAATTTATTCACGTGTTCAAGACTTAAACGTTTTCTACGTAGGTCACTAAAGAAAGCAACATCAGGGTCTACTTCCTCTTCGATTTCATTTTGTAATAAAGTTAAGTCATTAAATCTCATAACACTATTTACCGTAATCCTAAATTATGCGGCCGGTGCGGCTCCACCAGGTGGGGGAGGTGTTGCGGCTCCTGGGGCGCCAACTTCTGGTGCGCCTTCTGCACCAGCTTCGCCTTCTGCAGGACCTAAGTCTAACCCACCGCTTAAATCTAAATCAGCATCACTTGGTCCTTTTAGACCAGTTGCACCAAAGTCTGCGGCTTCGTCATCAGTTTGATCTTCTGCTTCAGCGTTTTCTTCACGCCATAGACGTTCGTTTTCTAAGATTTCATCATCTGTTAATCCTAGGAACTTCTGTAGCTTGAATCTATGTGCCATATAAGGAATTTCAGCAAGCTGTGTGAATACTGCGGCACGAGCATTATTCACTTCAATTTCACGATAACTGCTGAAATTCTGTGGCTCTAGCATGTCCAAATCAAAGCTAGAACTGTCAATATTAACGCCTCTATGCTTCATGAAAGTCTTGAATTCTTTGTCAAGATATGGAGCAACTAGCCCTTGCAGACGTCTGCAATAGCGGTTAAAGCGGAATTCTTGAATAAGTGCTGTTCCCATACGTCCGTCTGTAAATTGTACTGCTGTATCATCTGGGCCAGTAGGCAAATAGGAACTTGGAATACGCAAACCACGGAACAACTTATTAGTAAAGAACTTTAAATCGTCAATTTCGCCTAAGTTTTGACCGCCTGGCAATACTTCGACTTTTGATCCACGACCGTCTGCTGTTTGAGCGAAGAAGAAGTCTTCCATAATGCTTAATGGGTTGTAACTAGCATCCATAACGCTAGCACCACCACTGCGAGTTGGAATACGTCTTTGGTGAATTTCGTTTTTAACACGCTCAACGAATGCCATAGCTTGGTGACTTGGCAAGTTACCTGTGTCGATATAGAATACACGGCGTTCAGGAGCACGTTGTACACGATAGATAATAATAGCGTCTTCAAGCATTTCTTTTTGCTTGTAAATCTTGAATACGCTATCTAAAATACTTTGACCAAATGGCCATGCCGCATCTAAGCCTTCGTTTAGGCTAATGTGTAGCACATGTTCGCCATCAATAGCAATTTCTCCTTCTTGTCCTTGGTTAGGCTTTGCATAACCGCTTGGAATAGAATAAGGGCCTGCGGCCGCTGTAACGTTACTGTTTGCTAATGTGTTTACATTATCAATTGGCTTAGTTGCAACTTTAGAACCCAAGTTAGGATGTACGTTTGTAATAACATACTGCTCAACTGCACGACCTTCGGCTTCGTTGATAACTGCACGTTTTACGTCAATGTTGTTAACATAGTAAAGTTCAAATGTTTCTGGATCACGTAAGAAGAAATGGTCTCCATACTTGATAGCATTACGGAATGTACGGAAGATACGCTGATCCATCTTGTTAATAGCACACCATTTTTTAAGTGTCTCTGTAACAATCTTGCTTTCGCTTTCAGTTGGATCCTCTTTCCATTTTACTATAAATGGTAAGTTTGTATCTTCGTCAGTTTGTGTGCAAAACTCAGCAATAGTATCTAATGCCGCATTAACTTCGCTGTCCTGGTCCATATTGTCATACTGAACATAACGTTCAACACGGTTAGGTTGTCCAGTGTACACATCTTGTAACCAGCTTGCAAATTTTGATGACGAGCCTGCGCCACCGCCCCTAGGCCCAGAATCTGACTTTTCGTTTTGTGGGTCCCAGATTTTAAAATGTTTTTTCCAGCTCATATTATTACTTACCTTGTTTTATTAGCCTAGCCTTACCGGTGCGTCAACGCCAGAACTCTTTGTGTTTGATCTAATTGCAGACAAGTCGCTTCCAATTCCAGATAGGTATGACATAACTTGTTCAATTACTTCCGGTGTAACTACACCACCGTTTTCGCTTCTTGCAATATCTTGTTCAGACATTGCTGTTGCGCCTGCACTCATTTCTCCTAAGTTTGGAAGTTTAATATCACCTGCTTGTGCAATTTGTGCAATGGCTGTACCAATCATAGACAAGTTTTCTGCGGTAATACGCATTTCATCACTTGATCCAGCTTTAGCAAACTCTATCATTTGATCTTTAAAGTTTGCTAATGCATCTCCATCAACGTTAGTAATATTTTGAGATACTGATAATATACCTTCGCCAAATGCTTTGATACCTTCGCCAACTTGACTAATTGCATCAGCAAAAGGAACAAACTTCATAATCTGATCAAGCGGACTCTTAGCACCAAACAAACTCATAATGCCTGTAATAACGCTACCAGCGGTACCAGCAATCATACCAGCAGTGAATAATATCATACCAGCACCAATTGCACCAAGGCCAAGACCAATTGCAATTAGGTTGCCTCCATCAATGCTACCAATTGCTACAAGTGCATCAGAGAACATTTGTGCGGCTTTGGCCGCTACCATTGCGCCAAGTCCAAATACTGCTAATGAAGCACCTAATGCGGCAATAGCAACTGCGCCTAAAGCAATAGCTGGTAAGAATCCACCCATTACACCTGCGGCAACTGCAAATATACCTAGTGCAATTGCACCTTTAGCAATCCCACCCCAATCTAAATCATTAAACGTTTGGAAGCCTTTACCTGCTACCCACATTGCGGCACCAAGTGCGGCAATTGCCAATGAACCCATTAAGATATTGCCTGTTAGGCCACCTAGTAATGATGCGGCAACACCTAAGATTGTTATTGCGGCCGCACCTTTAATTAAACTTCCCCAATTAACGTCGTTGAATGTTTTAAATCCAATAGCTGATAACAACATTGAGCCACCAAGTATAGCAATAACTGCGGCACCCTTTATCATGTCTGTGCTTGCTTCGCTAAGTCCTTTAGCAAGGAAAATTAAACCGCCAAGTGCGATTGTACCTTTAAGGATACCGCTCCACTTAACTTCTCCAAATTCTTTAAAACCGTGTGCTGATAATGCCAATGCACCGCCAAGTAATGCTAATGTGCCTGCACCTTTAACTGTTTTGCTATCGCCAAGAGTTCCAAGGAAGTCGCCAAATGCGCTCATGCCACCACTTGCGGCTCCGCCCATCTTACTGAACATTCCCCCAGCGGCTCCGCCACCGCCACCCATCATGCCGCCAAGTTTGTCCATACCAGGTACTTTACCTAGTAATCCTTTGCCTTTGCTTAGTACACTTCCAAGCCCTTCTGCAAGAGCTCCACCTAATCCTTTGCCTCCGCCGAGTAAAGCACCAACACCGCCACCTAATGCTAATGCACCAAATGCGCCAGTTAAACCAACAATACTTGCCATTAATCCCAGGACAACATTACGCAAACTATTCAACGCACCTGTTAACTGATCCATTGCTTGAATGTTACCAGCTTCAGTTGTTGTGCCCACTCCTTTGGCTAATTCTTTCTTAGCGGCTTCATCACCGGCTGCGGCTCGTTGTTGCAACTCGAGCTTTTTAGCAAGTACACCAGCTTGTACACCGGAATCAAATAATCCTTCTGTGCCTTTGGCTCCTAAGTTTTCACGCTGTTTGCTAATTTGTTCAAACGTGCCACGCTGTTCTTGCATACCCTGTGAAAGGTTTTCTGTTTTGCCCAAGCCACCGGCTTTGTTTCTTGCAGATTCTGTTGCGGCGGCTACCGCTTGGAAGTTTGCCATTGCTTCAGGAGAAGCGTATGTTGATGCGGCACCTGTTTGACCTTTAGCCATTAACAATGCCATGCGGTTTAAGTCTTCTTCGTTGTTGCTTACACCGGCGGCTTGTAGTGCTTGTTTAATATCAGCGGCACCAGCAACGCCTTGTAATTCAGCGGCTTGGCCTGAAGTAGACTTTTTAAAGTTTTCAATACTCTTTAAAATTTCTTTAGCACTTGTACCAAATGTATTGCTTAGTGTACGTGCTGAATCTACTGTTTCAGAATATTGTTTGACAAGTTTTTGTTGAGCGTCCGTTTCGTTCTTTGCTGTTAATGCAATTGTAGAACTTAACGTACCCATTAAGCTTGCTTGATCTTCTTGTGACAAGCCCATAGCCGCTGTAGCTTGTGCGGCTTTGTTCATCTTCTTAACGTACTCTGGGCCCAATGCCTTTTGCAAACTGCTGTTAATCGAGTACGAACCTAAACGTAAACCACGTGCTAAGTCACTTAAATTTTCTGTTGCTTTTTGACTGTTTGCACCAAACGCTTTGAAGCCACCACCACTATCTGAGATAACTTTAATAAAGCTATCGCCTAAGCCAGACATTAATTTGGCTTGCTTAACTGATCCAACACTAAACGCACTTAGGTCAGCAAATGCTCCTAAGTCTTTAGCACTGGCTGCGAAGTTTTCAAGTACGCCAAGCGTAAATCCAAAGCCAGCGGCCATGCCGCTAAGTGCCTTGCCCATTACTGTGTTGTTGCTACTTAATCCACTGCTCAGTCCCTTCATTGCACTAGATAAACTTGCGCCTTCTGTTAATATGTTTTGTCCAAAGTACTTTAAATTTCTATTAACGCTGTTATAGTTGTCTTCGGACTGTTCCTGGGCTTTGTTAACTTTCTTTTGAGTCTTTTCCCATTCTTCTAATTCTTTTTGAGCACTTTCGCTTAACTTCTTGCCTTTGGCCAGCTGGTCAGCATACGCCTTCATACGGGCATCTAGCAATGATTCTGCACCGCTCTTGCCTTTTGGTTTAGCTCCGCCGCTTGCTGTATTTGTTGGACGATCTTGATTTATGCCGCCTGTTTGGCCACCGACACCACGACCTAGCGCATTAGTCAAGTCGCTAAGTTTGTCCATCAGTCGTTGTAATTGTAAGTCATCCATTATGGTAATACGGTCCTTTTGCCATTAAAATACCACATAAGTAATGTTATGCAATAATAGGCCTATGAACCTATTTACCGTTAAGGATTAAGTACATGGATAATTCAAACCCACTAAAAAAGCCATTTAAGGCACCTGCGCCAAACCCATTGGCACAATACTACCGCAGACCTGGTACTCATATTGAACTACCAAGCGGAGGCCGTTTTTATAAACAACCTCCAAACATGTCTGACACAAATGAATTGGCTGTTTACCCAATGACTGCTAAAGATGAGTTGGCCCTAAAGAATCCAGATGGTTTGTTAAACGGTGAAGCACTAAAGCAAGTGCTTGCCAGCGTATGCCCAGATATTGCAAACGTATCCGAAATTCCTGCTCCAGATATTGATGCCATCTTAGTTGCTATGCGTATGGCAAGTTATGGCGATGACATGGAACTTGACGTTAACCATAACTGTGAACAAGCTAACGGCAGAAGTCAGCGCATTACAGTTGGATTGGGTAGCATCTTAGGCACACTAAAATCTATTCCAGAAGGTGTTGGCGATGTAACATTAGCTAACGGCATTAAGGTTTCACTAAAACCTTATACATTAGATGCACAAAGTAAATTGTTACGTATTCAGTTTGTTACGATGCGTCAACTACAAGCCGCAGAAAACAACGAAAACATCACAATCGATCAGAAAGCTGAAATTGCTAACAAAGGCTACAATGACTTAGTATTGTTAAGTCAAGACATTTTAGCACAAAGTATCTTGAGTGTAACACTACCAGATGGTGTTGAAGTGTCTAATCCAGCACACATTTTAGACTGGGTTAAGAACTTAGATCGTGCTACAAATGAACGCTTAGATGCAGAACTAAAACGTTTTGGCGAGTACGGCATTACTCGTACAGTAGAAGTCAAGTGCGAACATTGTGGGGAATCATACAAATCAGACATGTTGTTTGACCCAACAAGTTTTTTCGGCGTAGGCTCTTGATACTCGGTACCAACAATAAAGCCATTAGACGCTTTATTGAAGGTATAGAAAACGAGGCAAGAGCCCTGGTCAAAGAAGTCACAACATTAAGTGTATGGGGAGGCGTAGATCCAGAAAGTGTCTGGTGGATGACGTTTCTCGAACGCGAAGTCCTAAGCGAAGTTATCAAAGAACGTACAGAAGCAATGTATGGTAAAAAGGGATTCGCTCGCAGTCGCTTCTAGTCATTTATCTAATCTATTCGGGCGAATGCTTCGCCCTTGAATATCGCATCGCTATCGCTCTTGCTCATTCAGTATATTTTTAGACTACAATTTTTTTAGTTAACACGATAAAGTAAAGTAGAAACAAGTGATTAACATTTTGATTACTTGACACTGATGATTCAGTCACACTTAGCCGTTTTACCGGCTAAGATAAAAAACTTGACACCGAAGTCCAAGCCACATTTAACTAAAGCAACTCGTTAAAGTTAGGGCGGTCACGCTGTACCCTTTTACGCTCATCTTATATGACGCTACTGCAAGGCCTAGTTAAAATCGCTTTTGCAGTATGTAGGTTGTAATAGTTCACCAGAGCCTACTCTTTTTAGCTTTACTATACTAATCCCAGTTCTTTTCAAGCAATCGAACTTCGTCCTGTGAAGGATAGTGGGCGTTAGTCTCCGCTACTGCACGGAATTTCCTTCCCCAGCGCAACCCTAGTGCCTGGTTTTATGGGTGTCTAAGTATATCGGCGACACAAACCTATCAGTAGTAATCTTGTCTTTGTGAGTTTGCTAATAGAAATGCAAAAATGCTGTGAGTGTTCTACGTTGCGTAGTGTATTAGCCTAGATGAGTTTGTAATAGATATGTAGTTAGTACTACGAGTAGTGGAGTTAAGTGCCGTTGTTATAGTTTATTGAGTATATGTGAGCCATGTACACGAACTTGTATATGTCCGTTGTAATAATCCATTGTTTCAAGAACTTTTCTGTCAAACTGTTCTTTAGCTTCGAGGTAAGAACAAGCAGATTTTGATTTGCAGTAATGTAGTATCTCTCTAGTAAAGTTATCTTCACCATACAGCTCTACATCTTTGCTCAACTCAGGGCTAGAACCAAAATAGGTTAACCAATCGCTGTCAATTTTACTGCGAATCTTTTTCTTCTTCTTAACACCGTTCTTTTGTTTGACAACTTTATAGGTAGTCTTAGAGAACTTTGCTAACTTCTTACCAACGTACTTTCGATCGTTGGTTTTGTTTGTAATCAAATAAACAAAACCAACGCAATCTTCGGGCAATTCATTGACAATGGTACCTTGATAGTACCATGTCATATTACTTTGCCGCTAAAGCTTCTTTTTCAGCAGTAATTTCTTTACGGCGTTCTTTAATTGCTTTAGACATTTCCTGTAGTGCCTTACGAGCACGAGCGGCAGCGGCCTTTACGCCTTTGCCGGCAAACTTTTCGTTCTCAGCTTTGTAAATTTCAAACTGTTCTAGTAGGGTTTCGTGATTTGACATAATGTCTCCTTAGTTAATTTCGTTTATTTGTGTATCTGTATCAAGCATGGTGAACCCATTTTGCTTGACAACCATGAGTACGTGGTTAACACGACTTGCTAATTCATCTCTGTGTGAGATTAAAAAGATATTTCGGTTCATCTCTCTACCCATAGCTTTCAAAACGGACATTGAATTCTCAATGCCCACACTATCCATTCCAGAATCTACTAACTCATCAATAAACATCAAGTTCATTGGCTCAGTAAAACTCTCATAGACATCTCTAAAACTCCAGCTTAGTGCTAGAATTAATCGATTTCTCTCTCCGCGGCTCAAGTTATCAAAATCGAAACTCTGGCCTAGCTGA